CTGGCCTTCCCTATGACAGTGGATCCTTTACCCTTCCGGGTGAGGTTCCAGGTGGGAGTACTGGCTATGGTGGTTTGTTTCACCACCAGGTCACTACAGTGGAGTCGGAAGACTACCACTGGTCATCGCGGTATACCGGACTTGCAAAAGCCGGAATCCGTGCGAATTCCCTATCTGATCAGGCAGCAGACACACTCAAGAGATTGGGAGCTGTTGATGACCCCAGATTTCTCTGGGATCTGACACCTTGGTCCTGGTTGGTTGATTGGTTCACCACTATGGGTGACTCGATCTCCAACGCACGCACGTACGCCCCGATCAACGGGAAGTACACTGCTGATTTCGCCTATCTGACAACGAAACGTGTACGAAGCGTTCAAGGGATGATTACTCGTCCCTACGCGGCTGTACCGTCTCATTGGAAGCTTCGTCTGACAAAGCCCTCTTCTGGGGCTATTTCAACGACGAAGTGGCGAGATCGAGCGACACCTTTCGGTTTCGGTACGCAGTTGGCGAGCCTCAGTGGCTCCCAGTTCGCGATCCTTACTGCGCTCGGGCTTGCCCGAACGCGGTGACCACAACTGAACAACAACTGAAGAACAATTCAACATGGACAGGAGTCCAAGATGGCATACACCGACCCTCAGACCGTTACGATCAGCGGCACCCCGATCACCCTTCCCAGGGTGCTCACGGGTACTACCGTTGGTCGGTTCATCAGCGCTGATGCGAATGATGAACTGACGATCGATCCCCGCGGCACTGCAAAGCGCCGCCGCAACGTTGCGCGTTCCTACAAGAAGCGCTCTGTTGTTGATCCTCTCGGATCGGGGCTTTCGGTCATCGTCCAGGACATGGTTTCGATCACGATTGATCGTCCATCGACTGGAGTCACAGATGCTGAGATCGAAGCTCACGCTACCGGTCTCATCACCTGGCTGACGGCCTCGTCCAACGCGAACTTGAAGAAGCTCATCGCGGGCGAGAACTGACACTGTGGACGGCTTTCAGACCATTCTGATCCTTGCCGTTCTTGTCCTTTCGGGTGGCACCGGTCTCGCGATCGGTGCCCTCCTAGGGGCTGCAGTGTCTCGCCGGGGTAACCCGGCGTAGGTGCTCCCATCTTGGCTTGGAACACTAGCCCTTTGAAAGGGGGCAGCGTTGAAAAGCCAAGTTATTCTCCTTGAGCAACTCCTGCTGGACGCAGGAGAGGCTCTCGGGTTCAGCGCGGAACGTGACATCGTCACGCTCAAACAAAGATTCGAGAGTGAAGGCGAAGCCTTCCTCACGATCGCTCTCCCACGACTCGACGACTTCCTGTTGGAAGGTCTTCGAACCGGTTGCGCCCCATCCTTTCGAGGGTGGGCAACGGAGGGTGAAGTCCCCAGATTCCTAAATGGAGCCTGGAGGCTAATCTTTGATGGGTACGGCGAACTACTTCCGCACCCCAGCATTCCGGCAATACGCTGGATCCGTCAGATCTCGAGGTTCTGTAAAAAGATCTTCGAGGTTTGTGAGGAATCCCGCGTGGACGCGGCCATTGCTCAGTTCGTGACTACAGACAAGTGTCTGCCATCACGGGCTGAGATACGCTCTGCGCTCCCGCCGGAAGCTCGACGAGTTGCCCACTTGCTATACGGGCAACTTATCGGTGAGGCTATGGTGTCCATATCCGATGGACGCCACGGCCCCGGTGCTGTATCCGAATCCTTCGGCAACAATGAGAGGTGGGATTTCACCACTATCTCGTATGAAGTCGAAGAACTGATGGGCCCGGAGTACTTCCGATCCTCTTGGATCGACCTCCTTGAACGCCCGCCCCTCACTGGGGCTGTGCCTGCTCGGCTGGTTGCTGTCCCTAAGACAGCTACGACTCCTCGATTGATTTCGATTGAGCCGTCGTATAACCAGTTCGTTCAGCAGGCTCTCCAGGCGCGCATTAAAGCGCTTCTGGCGAGGGATGACTTCGCAAGTAATTACGAAGATCAAACCCACAATCAGCGGATGGCTATGCGTGGATCGGTGACTGGCCGTCTGGCCACCATCGATCTTAGCGAAGCCTCGGATCGAGTAACGATGTCTCTCGTTGAAGAACTATTCGGGTTTAACCCCGGATTCGTTCGATACTTGAAACTGAGTCGTTCCTCGTTCGTGCAGCTCCCCGACGGACGAACTGTTCTCTTGAACAAGTTCGCGTCGATGGGGTCAGCTCTCACATTTCCGATAGAATCCATGGTTTTCCAAACCTTGGCTGTCGTGGCAATGTGTGAGTATTCCGGGG